GGACTCCGTAGGGATATCTGGTGTGGGGCTGCTCGGCCCGCCCCTCCCGGCGCAAAAATGTTGGGGTTATTACGGATAAAACCGTAGTACCCGGGAGATACCTTGATGTAGATTAGAAGTTCACTAGTCGTATTAGGCCGCCTCAACCCGGGGATGGTTATTTTTTGAAAACAACTTTGTGATGGTTCCTATTCTCAGGAACAGCTTATGACGGTAACTAGCGTACAGAGTAACATCTGTACAATCCTCTGAAGTGCAGAACTTCCTAGAAGCCTGTTCGACGGCCCCAATCTCAAGTGCAAATTTGGTCATGTGTTATTTAGTAGGTCCTTAATTGCGTCTTACAAAATAATATCCAAACATGATCAGGTAAGTACTTCCATTGCGGCACATGAGTCAGCCATAAGCTAAAGTCGGGTCTTAATTGATCTGACGGAAGTCAGTTGTCGATAGTGGATATCCTTTAGCGAACAAGGCGTGAGCTAAGGGCGCATTAAGCGTAATAAAGTGGCGAAAGGGGGTTGGTGCGTTTTCACTGAAACCACCTGACCGGTGCCCGGAGTAATGACCCGTGGTGTTGGAAAAGAAACTTATCTGAATTCCTAAAAATATCTCAATCTTTAATACCGTTTTCCCTAAAGGGTAAAGCTCTAATTAGAGCAATAAAACTAGATTCGATTTGATGGTTGAATCATATTAAACCAGGATCATTGGCTTGTTTCTGTGTATGATATGCTACAACTATGGATTCGTTTCTACTTCTTATTGGTTAAATATTGTTTTCTTTTTAAGTTCAAATTCGTTTCAAAAGACTGAGACTTTAGTTTTGATCTGTCTTTTAACTCCTACTGCTTATTTCCTTCCATACGAAGCAGTCTTTTTAATATTCAACTTGCTCTCACTGTTCAGTTATTTGGGACTTTACATCTTATTAATCATTTTATCTTTCATACTAGTTCCGACGGGATACTATGTATTAAAATGGACTCTCATAATAGGATTTAAACTCACTAAATATTTACTTAGAAAACTCTCAGCTAAAATCGGCTAAAAACTTAGAGCAAGACCACTTGACCCATAAGTCATTAAATGGGTGGACCATCAAGTGAATGAATTTATCGTTACATTCTAACAGAGAGTTTCAGGTTTAGATAAGAATGTATACGAAGCTACATAACATTTTACATGCGTAGAAAAACGTGTCGGAACTGACCACGACACCGTAAGGAGCTTACACAGTATGCCTGATTACAACTGGAGATACTTCAAAGATGAATTGTATGAAGCTAATCTCTGTTTAACTATAGCTCTTTTCATTGTTACTCAAAGCGATCCAATTCAAGCTATGTAAGTCGTTAACTCTTTATTTGATGATAATAAAGACGAACTTCACAATGCCTTAGCTGGAGCAGCAGCTCTCGCAACTACTCTTCACCAAACTTTTAGAGACACTGGATTTACAAGTGTAGATATTTAGAACGGCAAGAATAAGGTTAGATATGCTAGCACATTTATAACCGAAGTATCTGGCAAGAGAAGAACATTTTGGGAACAAATGAAGTCTGATAAATTGTTATTCAACAGATTCGATTTACGATTAGAATCACCTTTTAATTTTAAGAAAGAATGCCAAGAATTTTAAGTTTTTAAGGCTTTCTGTGAGTAAATCGGAATTGTTGTTTCACAAGACACATAAGACGATGCTGATATTTTCGTCCTTTAACAAGGATCAGGATTCCATGCATATGTGAACATGACCAGACAAAAATTCAAGATGGAAGCTAGGATTAAGAAGACAGCTGAAATCAAGAAATTCGAACAAATCGAAAACGCAAAGAGAGATCAACTCAATAAATCTATTATTGAGAAAAAGTCAAAGATGTTAGAGAAGGACGACATCACTGTTGAGGAAAGAGCTCGATTGGAAAAGAGCCTCCAACAGAATAAAAAGGTTCAAGAGTCAATAGATCAGTTTAAGAAAGAGAGGGAATTAGCCGATAAGAACGACAAATTTCAGAAATCCAAACCATCAACTCCTGTTCTATCATAAAAATCGGGACATTCCCCCGTTTCTTCTATTCATGACGATGAAGAAGAAGAACCAAATCTTCCGTTAAGCTTTGAGGAAGAATTTGAAGAATGCAAAACAGACATCAACAAGATATTTGCATTTGCTGCTAGATATAATGGCTCAATCACTTTAGGGGACATCTAGAATGGCAAGACAGCACTTATATCCCACCCAGGATTCATACAACAAGAAGGAATAGATGTTGTAGTTAATAGTTCGGAAATATACGTACGGCTTCCACACAGTCATTTTCCAATTGATTATAATATCAACGTACCGAACTTCAAGAGAGTATAAATAGGATTCGAAGCTTGGCTCATCATAAGCGAGTTTTATGTTGAAGACCCTAATGTTACACCATTCATTCTGCGTTCTTATAACGCAATAGGTCACTTCGATTTAACCATTAAAGAGAGATTATATTAGGTTTCTAATGGATTATCCTTGTTACCATCTAACTGTATATCAATTGAAAATAGATACATAGAATTTTTCAATAAATATGCAAAGGTGGAAACCAAATTGTCCATAGCTAATGATATCTTTAACGAGCATAGGAAAATGGTTTAATCCGCTCTCTATTCTGTCTACTTTGAAAAATAAAAATAAGTTGAAGACACCGTTAAGTACACTGCCAATACTCCAAATTGGTACAAAGTTCTCCTTTTCAAGTCATAGTTCTCACTCGCCAATTATATGACTATCCCAGCTGAAAAGGACGGATTTTTCGAAACTTTAGCCAAGACTTTATCTCCAGGGCTATAGAAAAGACTAAGACTACAGTACTTTAAACCTTTCTTTGAATTCCTAACCAGAAGAAAGCTAGATGACTTCATGGTCGATAAGACCCTTCAATTAGAGAATATTTGGATTGATTCGCTTAGACCCTAATTGATACAAAGCTACTTGGATATAGCTCCGCACATTTATGAATTAGGTCTCGTGGGAGCATAATTGGTCACCAGAAAGTTCTGGGACATCATGGAATCTACTAAATAGTTTGTCTTAGATATTAAGATTCCATCCTTCATGAAGAGAGAAAGAGTAATGAAGGGAATCCTCCTAAATTAAGGAGATGGTGTAGGTAGTTTGAAGAGAACCAGAAACTAATTCCTACACAAGGTAGAAAAAGAATGCTACGATTTATCTACCACTAATTAAAAAGTTTTGAAAGAGATGAGATTTTATGATGTTAAAACTCGTTAACCTTTAGGAGTTCTTACTGCAGACGAGGTATTGGAAAGATACTCAGAGTTGTGTACCTGCGTCAAAAATGCACCAAAGAAAATCGTTACCGATAAGTTATAAAACTTACCAGAGAATTTGTCGTTCGCTACATACGGTAACTGTCCTCTAAACGCCATATGCGCCATCATTATGAGATAAGGTGGTAGTAATCTACATGCAGAACCAGAAATTGTAGAAGACTTTAAAGCATTTGTCCAATCAACTCACGTAGGTTTAGTTAAGAAGTTCAGAAAAGCCTTAGCAAAACTAGACCGAACCCAGTATACTTTTGATAAATATATCGAAAAAATTGCTAAGGTGGATAAGAAGAAAGCTCAATCATACGTTAAAGGCCGAGAATCAGCAATCGGTAAAATGAAAATAGAGAGAGAGATGAAATGTTTTCCGAAATCGGGTGAGTGGTTTATCAAAAACGCTCATGAAGATGTTCTAGGATTATCCAATAGACCTAGAAATATCTGCAATCCTTCTACAGAACTATTAGGGGTTTGCAATCACATAAACTTCATCTTATTAGCTTGTTTGAAAAAGGCATTTCCAAGCTATGCATCATACCTCCCGCATGAAGCTTTACAAGACAGAATTTACAACGAAGCTCGAAAAATCGAAAAAGAAGGAAAGATCACATGCATCTCATCAGATTTTTCTTCTCATGATTCAAACCAACACGCAGAGCTAATTGAAGCTGTTGATAATTATCTTATCCGGGAAATTTTGCCGGAGATCTACCCTATGTTAGATTTACCAGTTGGTTTATATGATGAAGTTCTGTAATCTATAACTAACTTAGAAACAATCCTCAATTATTACGTCAATATTGGAAAGTAGAGGAGAAAGCTATTCTAGGCAAAAATTTATGGAACGGTAACTTCTGGACATCCTACCAGAACTACGTTCGGCAATACTCTCAGAGTATCCCTATACTGGGAATATCTTTTTTATGTCATGGAAATAAATCCTTCACGCTACAGCATGTTCGTAGGTGGAGATGACTTTTTCGCTGTGGTATTAGAAGAAGACCTTCAGAAAATCGATCAAGGAGTAGCTAGATTATTTTGCGCTAAAAAATACGGTTTTCATGGATTAGGATAGAGTACAAGAAAAGTCAACAGATTAGGTTTGAACATTGACTTTTTATCTAAATTAGGTAACATTAGCGCAAGTTACACTTACTTACATAGACAGGCTCCTAGAATTGGAGTTTAGCAAATGTACTCCGATACCCAATGTACATCGTGGGATGCACTACATATGGCGTTATCGTGCTCACTATACTGTTCAGGTGGTGGTCTAGATTATGTTGATTCATTAATGGATAAACTTGGAAATAGACATAAAGAAATGTCACTGGTCAAGATGTAGGAATTCTTGGAAAAAATTAAAGCAGTAGAAATCAATCCTGACAGAGCTCGCTCGTTATAAGCTGTCATTGATTAAAAATTTTATTTACCAATAGCTGGACATATAGCCAAAGAAATGGACCATTTACACAATACTGCTGCTTTCGGAGATATAGGCGACTTAGACATCCATTAAGTATAAATGACACTACAAGGTTACAAGGACCAGTCATACGAGTAGACTTTACGAATGGTTACTCGTAATCAACGAACTGACAGATAATTTGTCGAGAAATAAACCAATATGTGGGAAATAGACACATTAATTGGTGGGGAAAAAGTAGGACGCATTAGCACTAGAGTTGTGGAATCTCGTTAAACTACCTCCTGTTATGCTTCAGCAAAAGCAGGGACTTCTTAAGTCCTAGATGCTAAGGTGTTAGCTTTACCTTAGTACGACAGAATTAGCTCCTATCTCGAACAAACAAAAATCAACTACCCTTGCTGTTAACCAAAGGGCGGTCTCTAGACGATAATAGGGTAAAGCTCTAAATGTGAGCAATAGTAATAATAATAAGAATCGAAAAGTGAGAGTCAGTAATTAATCCGCTCAGAAAAACTTCTCTTTATAACTCGCAAAATAAGGGATGAGGGGTCTTACTGGACTAACAACTCACGACAAGCAATACATGGAGTCCGTACTCTAACCTTTCACACGCGAAGCAGTTAGAGGTCCAGCTACTTTCATGAACGGAACTTCACTAGTTAGTTAAGTATTCGAAGCAGATCTTAACTTTTAGTCGACTTACAAATTCGGTGTATTAGCGATCTTTCCACATAACATGTTCTAATAGCAAGTCACTAATGGTCCGACTTGGCTAAATTTCCTACCAGCTTAGAACAGTTTACCTAGCTAGTTCAATATAGCTAACGTCGCAACAGCGGGTGGATTCCTTAAAGATTCAATAATGGCATACAACGGTACGGGAAATATAGCAGATAGCACAGCTAAATGGTTATCAGCTAGATTGGTAAGACTAGGCGTTCGACTGATCCCCACAGGAAACGCTTTGACCAAATAAGGGAAAATAGTCATATCATAGGTACCAGGTAAGAATAATCTCCAGTACGCATCTACTAACTTCGATATTCCAACATTACAAGCGTTGAGGAATTATCCAACAGCCTAAGAATATGCGTGCGCAACGATCTCACAAGATGGAGCCAATTATGTTTGGTTGCCTCTTGACCCGGTTGATTAAATATTTATCTCGGGGGCCTCAGGGGTGGACACAGAAGCAGCCAATTTGTTCTGTAGAAATCCCATCTTCGTTTACTTTTCTGGTTTGAACACTTCTGGAGAGAATTATTTGTTGCAAGTATCATATAGTTATGAATTTGTAGCAACTCCAGCCTTTGAACCATGGAGCATCGCTAAGAAGAGTCAAGTTTCTTAGGCCAACGTTAGCTCCACACTTGCTTAACTTTCATCTGATGACTTGTATAAGGCAGCATCAGGTTACTTGGACATGGCAAATGGGAACGCGCAAGGAGAGAACAAAATATTCTACCAAAAATCGGCTATTCATGGGGCCGCGTAATTAGGATTAGGGTTATTATCAAATTTCGTCTGAGAACGTAATTGAAGATGAGTTGATATGACTTCTACTTTACAAATTCTATTTACACTATTTCCACCATGACCTCTCGTCTTTTTAATGGTTTTACTGAGTTTTAGACGTAAAATAAAAATCGTAACAACTGCTCATATAGGTTATTGGGTGGGGGATAGATATATTCATATGGAGTATGATGCATAGCTCTATATATATGTCGAATCTGGAGGTGGTCCTTATCCATTTTCATTACATGGAAATCAGTCAGATTAATTTCAAAATAATTCACTATGGTATTGAACCCTAGAGTTTTGGAACCTTTAAGAAGCATTTACATCACTGGAAGCACAAGTCTGTCAAAGAGTAAATCAAACTTCTTTTAGTAATCCTTTAAACGGCGTTATCGCGGGGAACGGTATTGTGGGGCTTTATTGGCTGGTTTCTATGTAATGAAAATGGATAAGGACC